TGAGGCAGATAAGAACTTGGCTTTAATTAAAGCAAAAAAGAAGTTGGCTTTAAAGAGCTCTGGAAAAGCTGTTGGAATGATTGACGCTGAGGTAGAGGTTGATCCAGACTACCAAGAGAAGTTAACTGCCCTTCAAGAACTTTCTAATTATCACGGATTAATCCACATTATCTCTGATCGTTTATCTAAAGACATCTCTCTTATTAATCGAGAAATTACTCGTCGGGTTAACATTAATAAGTCTGTTAGTAGAAGTAGTTGGATGACACCATGAGTTATGAGCAGATGTCGTTGTTTACCGATGAAGAGTTAGGTATCTCTAGGTCCTATAACTTAATTGGCCTTACGGGGTATGCTCAATCCGGCAAAGATACCTTGGCGTCTATTCTTGTAGAGAATTACGGGTACAGCCGTATAGCTTTTGCAGACAAGATTAGAGACTTTCTGTATGGCATCAACCCTATGGTTGCGTGCAGCCCTACCGGGTACTTACAAGATTTAATTAATTTAGTGGGTTGGGATAAAGCAAAACAAGAGCCTCAGGTTAGGCGATTACTGCAAGATCTAGGCATCTCTGCGAGAGAGTTAATTGACGAGAACATTTGGGTTAACGCCGCATTGAGCAGTGTTAACGCAGACGATCGTGTTGTAGTTACAGACGTTAGGTTTGAAAACGAAGCCGTAGCAATTAAACTTATGGGCGGTCAACTTTGGCGTGTAAAGCGTTTAGGTGTAGGCCCTGTAAACAACCACGTGTCTGAGTCTGAATTGGACTGGTACAAGGTAGATCAAATTTTTGTAAACAATGGTTCTATTGACGACTTAACTATGTTAGTTAAGACTAGGATGAACAATGCCTTCCCAGAGTCGTAAGCATCGTGGGTACAAATCTCAGAAAATTGTAGCTAATTATTTAGCTGCTAATGGGTGGCCATATGCGGAGTCCACTGGTGCTGGTCGTTCAGGCACGGATGTTACTGGAACTATTGGCATTGATTGGGAAGTAAAGGCTCGCACAGGGTTTAACCCCTCTGCAGCTATAAAGCAGCTAAAAGAGCGGCATAATGGCAAAGATCTTCCTGTAGCTGTCCTTCGCCTTAACGGCCAAGGAGAGGCCAGCATTGGGGAGTGGCCAGTCATTATCCGATTAGAAGACTTTGTAAACCTTTTAAAAGAAGCTGGATACGCTGACGGGGCCTCTTAAATAACGTACCGTTTTCCTTGGGTGGGCGATTACTAATCGAATCCAAAGGACTACAAACTCGTGATAGAAAAAGATTCAACAGAAGAACAGTTCCTGCGTGTAAGCGCCGGTTCTAATGCACAATCCGTAGGCTCGGCTATTGCACATGCGCTTTACGAACGTCCGCAGGTTAAACTGCGAGCCGTAGGAGCTTCTGCAGTAAACCAGGCCGTAAAAGCAATTGCTATTGCCCGGGGCTACGTAGCTCCACGAGGCCTAGACCTCAGTTGCCGACCAGGATTCACCACCGTTGACTCAAGAGACGGACAAATTTCAGCGATAGTCTTTACTATCAATGTAAATTGATATATTCTTGTATTAAGAGATCTCTAACAGAATAGGTACCACTATGGCAAGCTCAGATTACGACGCAGCTCTTGCTGGTTCAGCTAACCAAGGCCGCAAGCCAATGGGTAAAGACGGTATTGCGTTTACCGCAACATCTGCTACCGGCACAGGCAAGGCAACACTTGTTTCAAAGAAGGGTAACGCAAAAGCTGGCGACCCAACTGGAGCAGGCTCAAAGGCTAACCGTTCCAACGTTGCTCAAACTCCTGGAGGAGAGCGCACAGGCGCTGCCTACTCGATTAAGGCAAGTTACACAAAAATGACTGACCCAGCAGCTGGAATGACTCAGGCTAATGGAAAGATTATTGCAACTGCTACAAAGCGCGATCGCACCAACTTTGATGGTGGAATGGGCGCTTCTTACTAATTTCGTGTATGCTAGTCACTAGGTCTTAGAGTTTATTTCTAAGGCCTAGTACTGCAATTGGACTACTACTTGGAGGCACCAATGTCGTTGCAAGATCTTTATGCAGAAGTAAAAACTATGAACACGTTAAAAGCGTGCATTGTAGGTCAGTGGGCAGCTACCCTTTCTGAAGAAGATAAAAAAGCTTTAGATACAGCTATTGAAGATGATGATTTAAGTACAAAAGATTTATTTATGTTACTCCGCCGTGCCGGAGGCACGTTTGGCAAAACAGCTGTTCGTGACCACCGACAAGGAGATTGTGTATGTCTTTAGCAGATGATTATGATGCAATAATTCAAACCAGTAATCAAGGTTCTGATAAGTCAAATAAAGGTATTCCAGAGGCATGGCGACCACGTTCTGAGATTGGAACAGATGGTGGCTTTGTAGTTTCAACGCCTAGGCCTGATGGCAATACGCCTGGTGCTGAAGAGATTTTGCGTGAAGCAAATTTAGATCCTGCAGAATGGGCAGTAGTATCACATCGCCGTTCTCGTTGGCAGAAATATGACGGAGATTGGCTAGAGTCTTTTAGAATTAATGTTGTCCCAGTAAACGGAGCTACAGAAAAAGACTATGACCTTACAGAGTTACTAGAGAACATTAACAAGTGGACTCCAGGTAAAGTTGCAGAAAACAAGGGCAATTTAACTGCTGTGTACAGCATTGGCGATACTCAGTACGGAAAAGACGATACACCAGCAATTATTGCTAGAGTGCTACGTTCTTTAGACGAAGCTGTAGAACATCATAAGTATTTAACACAAAAGTACAACATAGGTCAGATTGCACTTCCTCAACTTGGTGACTGCATTGAGGGTATGACAAGTCAAAAAGGAAAGGTAATGGGTCGCCACGATATTGGCGTATCTGAACAAGTACGGGTAGGCCGTCGTATGCTTCTGGCACAGATTAAAGCTTTTGCACCTTTAGCAGAAAAGATCATTGTTCCAGTAGTACCGGGTAACCATGACGAAGTTCAACGTTTTCTAGTTGGAAGACCAGAAGACTCTTGGCAGATTGATGTAGTTGCCTCCGTAGAAGATATCTGTAAGGAAAGCGATTTCTTACGAGATCGTGTTGAGTTCCGTTATCCAGCAGCAGATGACAGCACTTTAACTGTTAACTTAAGCGGAGTTATGTACGGCATGGCTCATGGCCACCAAGCTCGTGACATGGTTAAGTGGTGGGCCGGTCAAGCTATGGGTCGTTGTTCTGTAGCACAAGCAGACATTCTTAACGTAGGTCATTATCACCACTATCGTTCACAAAATGTAGGTCCAAGGTTGTTTATTCAAAACCCAGCAATGGACAACGGCTCTTCATGGTTCCGAGATAAATCTGGTCTTGAAAGCGCACCCGGAATTATTTCTTTAGTGCTTGGTGAAGGTATGGATCCTCGACGAGAACTAGTTGTACTGGGTGGTAGAGACGACCGATGAATTTAAAAGAGGCGTTTGAGGAAGCAAAGAACTTTGGTACTCCTGCGGTTTTTCGTAATGTCTTTCCAAAAGTACCTTCTTGGGAGTCTTTTACTACTCATTTAGCATCGGCAGTTAAAGAGCCAAACACTGTACGTACATTTCATGAGCACTACCATGTTGTTGAGGTTTATGAACATAATCTTGAAAGCGTTGTAGCTACTTACGAAGGTTACGATGAAGTTTACACTGCTTTAAATGACGCAAATTCTTTAGGCATCATGAGACGCCCAGTAATGCTTTTGGCAACTGTTATTGGCACCCCAGAACTACAACGGCACCGAGACCCTTGCGATCAAATGCACTGGGCGTGTGTGGGCGTTGAGTCTTGGAAAGTTTGGGTATCTGAGGACAAGGTGCTTGAATTTATTCTTAACCCGGGGGATGTTATTTTTATTCCTGTGGGTCTTTACCATCAAGTTAACTCGGTAACCCCTAGGGCGGGTATTACTTGGTCAGCAAATATTCCTTAATCTTTATCAGCCCACCACGATCCAAGGAGTGTAACTGTAATTAAAGTTACTAAAAACACTCCTTGGAACGTGATGTGTGTAAGGTAATACATTACTTACCGCAACAAGAGCACTTTGCAGCAGCAGGGGCTGCTGAAGCTGCGCCAAACTTAGGGCGGCCAAAGCCTACGATTGAAATCATAACCTTCTTGGGGTTCTTCTTGTAAGCACGAAGCTTCTTAGAGACCTGACCACCGTTACGCTGTGAGCCTTTTTCATCTGGACTAGTGTTTCCTTCAATGCACCAAACAGTTCCATCACCGTTGTCCTTTATAACAATTCCAACGTGACTGATCCGGTCGACACCGTCTGATGGGAAATCAAAATAGGCAATATCACCTGGTTCTGGATCTGCTAGATCTCCATCAATCCAAGAGTTAGCCTTCTTAAATGCTGCTGCTCCGCCAGGTGTATACACGGTATTGGGTACCTTTACACCAGCTTCGTTAGCGCACCAGTTTACGAAAGACCCACACCATGGTTGAAAGTTAGCCTTTGTGTAAGCTCCGTACTTGGTTTCATTATCTTTAGGACCTTCAATAGTTCCTAGTTCTGCTGTAGCTACTTCAATAAGCTTAGCTGCTGTTCCTTTATCTGCCATTATCGCTTATCCCAATCTTCATCCACAGGTTGTTCTTCTGGAACTTCACCATCCGGCTTATTTCCAGCCGAAATTATAATGTCTTTTCCAGATTGCTTTGCTTCTACCTTTAGATCTGCGGCTGTCTTTGAGTTAACATCGACTGCTGCAAATGCTGCATTGATTTCTTCAAGGTCAAGCTTGCCGTCATTCATAAAACCACGGGCTAGTTTTTCTACAACTGCAGCTACTGCTGTAAGGCCTGCAACTGTTACCGCTTTCATTGTTGAAATGCCTGCAATAGCTCCGGCACCAATAACTCCTAGACCGCTAGCAGCAAATGTTGCAACGATTCTCAGGATAATGTTTCCTGCTGATTTCATATTATTCCTCATCCTTTGGGTTACGAATAGGGTAGGTAATAGCCCAAGCAATAAGTGTTCCGACAATTGCATAACCAACAACGGTCTTTGCAGATCCATCAAGAACTACCCAGGCAATGAACATGCCTAACAATGTCCATAGTTGGTCAATCATGTCTGTAAATACTTTTTTCAAGGTCTACGTCTCCTAACGCCTTTAGATTCACCGGAGGCTCCTCCGCCACCAGAACTTCCACCGCCACCGGTACCGCCACCACTTCGTGTAGCTCCACCAGCAGCTGATGCTGCGGCTCCTACTGCGTTAATTGCAGCATTACCTGCAATAACGGCAGCAACAACCATCTTTTCTGCTTCTTCTCGTTCTTGTGGACTCATATCCGCACCGATACTTCCAAGTGCTTGCAGGGCTTGACCAGGGTCATCAAATATTGCGCCAATTAACTCCGCAGGGTTCTCTAGTAATACGAGGGCTGCAGCAACGTCTGCTGTAATGATAACTTCATTTCCATTTTCATCCTGCCTAACCTCAACCGGAGTCTCTGGTGGTAGGTCTTTATACTCAATGCCGGCAGCTTGAATTTCTTCTTTAGTCAAAGATTCACCTGGAGCTAAAGATGCAACCAAAGCTTCGGCAATAACTTCTTTTTCTGCTTCAGTTATAACTCCATCAGCTTTAGCATCAGAAACAGTTGCCGCAACCTCTTCAGCTGGTGTGGTAGGCTCTGGAGCAGGTTCTATTACAGGAGGTTGTGGTGATTCTTCTATCGGATTTTGTGGCTCTGGGGCTGGTGACTCTGGTTCTGGCGTTGGTTCCACAGGTGTATCAGGTTCCGCAGGAGGCTCCTCAGGTGTTACGGGTGGCTCTTCGGGCGTTGCCGGTTCTGGTTGGGGTTCTGTGGGTGGCAATGGCTCTTCTGTGGGTGGGGCAATAGGTGTCGGTTCAGGATCAGGAATTGCAACGGGTGGTTCGGGTTCTACAGGAGGCTCAGGAACAGGTTCTGGAGTTGGCTCAGCAACAGGCACGGGTGCTGGGTCTGGCTGCGGAGTTGGTTCAGGGGTTGGTTCCGGTGCAGGCTGTGGCTGAGGTGTTGAAGGAACGGGCTGAGGTGTTGGCTCGACTGGCACTGGTTGAGGCTGAGGAACGGGTTGAGGTTCTGGAACCGGAACAGAATTTTCTGGGGCCGGGACCACTGGTGGAATTGTAGGGATTGGAGTTGGCGTTGGATTTGGTTGCGGTGTTGGTTCTGGTACTGGGCTTGGGTCTGGTGTTGGGTTACTTGGCTGCGGTACCACGGGTGAGGGTGTTGGAGAAGGCTCTCTTGAAGGCTCGGGTGCGGGAGTCGGAGTTGGAGATGGCTCTGGATTACCAGAGGGCGAAGGCGATGGGGAAGGACTAGGAGATGGAGTTGTTGTTTCAGTTGGTGATGGGCTCGGTGTTGGTGTTGGGCTTGGTGTTGGTTGTATGGTTGGAGAAGGTGAAGGAGACGGAGCAGGAGAGGGCTCATTACTTGGACTTGCGGAAGGACTCTCGGTTGGCGCAGGAGCGATCTCTTCAGCGGTTACAACAGGAGCAACATAAACGCGAGTCAAACCCGCCTCTTCAAGACTAACTACTCTCCCGTCGGGTAAACGAACACCTGTTCTAGTATTCAACCCTTGTTGAACATCTGAAAGATAAGTAATAGTTAAGGTGCTATCTGGATTAATAGCCGCTGTAACAACAATTGTAGATAAAGGATTAGCACTAGCGTTCTGCCCATAAGGACGTACAGCCAAATCAACTTGAAAACCTGCTTGGCTTGAGGTGATAATCAAGTGCTCATCAGGTGCTCGCCACCCAGCGGGATAAGAGTTAGATGGATTTGGATTTGCTGGGTCAAGAACTACCCAATCGTAAGCATTTACTGAAATTGAAGGGGCTGTTGGGAAGTTAGCAAAAGCGTTATCTTGACGCCCAAAAGTGATTGTAGAGTTTGTGGTGGCATACACTGCTGTGTATTCAGTGCCTTGAAAAGTAACAGCAGTAGGTAAAGCTACTTGATAGGACACATCGTCTCCACCGCAGGTATCCTGCACTAATACTGGAGTGGCTGTAGCTGTATCCCCAGGCTGTGAGACCGCCGTATTTAAAACGGTAGGGGCAGTGGCCGCCGCAGCTATAGACTGTGCGGTAGTTACACAGGCAGCCTGTGCTGAGTTTGTGAATAGTATTGGAAAAAAAGCGGAAGATAGTGCGACAAATAGTGCTGCAAATGGACGCAGTAGGTTTATTTTTTCTCCTTCTTAACTATGAACATACTTTAACATGACGAGGTGTAATTTATGTATCATAGTTAGCCCACAATTTACATTACTCAGGAGAATTTAATGTCACCTCAAGATTGGGCAGCGTTTGCTGTAACTTTATGTTCATTAATTGGTTCAGCAGCTATCATGGTTCGTTGGATGGTTAAACACTATCTTGCAGAATTAAAACCAAACGGTGGCAGCAGCTTAAAAGATTCCGTCAATCGTCTTGAAACTAGAATTGACGAACTATACACATTACTAGCAGAAAAAAAATAAGGAGCAAAAATGAAACTAGATCCAAAAGTATCAGCAGCCCTAGCATCTTACGGCCGCGCATTTATTTCAGCAGCCGCAGCACTATGGGTAACCGGAAACACTGACCCTAAGGGTCTTGTTGCAGCCGGTCTAGTAGCGGTAATTCCCGTAGCACTTCGTGCGTTTAACCCAAAAGACCCAGCATTTGGGTTGGTTTCTCGTCTAGCTGTTCCAGAAATTACAAAGCAACTTAACGCTATCTTAGAAGAATCAAATAAGAAAGCGGCTAAGAAGGCCACACCAAAGAAGAAGTAGTAAACTTTAGGTATGCCTTCCTCACATCAAAACTGGCAGTACCTAGGAGCTAGCGGGTATATAGGTGCCTACACCACTACAGGTGGTGGTGGTACTCCTATCATTCCTCGTGGCGCCATGGATTCGTTGCGTCTTGGTGTTGGGCGTGCTCCTTCCGCGGAATACCCAGACGGCTATTTAGGAACTATACGTTCTCGTCGTGATGACCGTGGTAATAATACTGACACAGTTTTAGATTCTTTAAAGTCACGTCAAAATCAACGCGGGTATCAACGTGGCGTACACAAAGGCGAGCGCATAGACCCAGGTCAATACATGTGGCCTGAAAATCTTAAACCAGATCGTAGACTTAAAGTTGGCGCAAAGCTTGTTGATAATGATGGTGCCCTTACTATGAATGTTCGT